GATCTGTTCTTCTGTTTCAATATCTATTTCTATATTCATTTGGATACCTTGCTACGTCTGTTCTTACCAAACACAATACCAATATAGTATTTCTTATAAGTTATACCGTAGTACCTGTTACGCTTTGCTATTTTCATACTGACTCTCCTTGGTTTAATAATAAAAACTTCACAACTTCTGGCACACTTTGCCACAACCTTCCCAACGTGTCAACCCCAACAAAACTAACAACAAAGGGGTTGCACATGTTCTAAAAATACTGTACAATCAAATCTTTTAAGTCTTTAAAGATTTTTATAGTTATTCTTTAATAGTTTATTAAAACATTCTTTAAAACTATAAAGATCTTTAAGACTTTAAAGTCTTTAAAGACTTTACTCATAGCCTATCAGGTAACTATAATGAACTTCACTAACGTGATTACCATCAACCCAATGAATAGACTTAGTAGATAAGTATTCACACCAACTATTCCAGAGGTTTTCTGTTCCATAAGTTGTGCAAAGATCCACATAGTTTACAATTTTAGCTAAGTTTGTAGCCATACCCTTGTCACCTTTAGGGTTTTTAGCTAGTGTCAAGTCTTTTATATCTAAATTATACATACGGATGTTGTGAATATCCATACAACCTACAAGACCAGCACATAATTGACACATGAAACCTGCCTTAGGCAATCCAAGACCTGGTACTCTTAAGAATATTGTCATCAAAGATAACGCCTTATCCTTATCATCCTTATGTGAGTTGATGACAGCCATCATCTGCCCATGTATCTTGTGTTTATGTGTCATGATATATCTATAGGTGTCCTTTTTAAAACCCCAAAGATGTTTAGAATCTTCTTTATTATCAACGACATCCTTCAAAGCCTCGCCAACCCCTAACCAATTCTGTTGAATAGATAGTGAAACCATCATACAAACAAGCGACATGTTGTCTGGTGATCGTTGAGCGAATGCTTGAATCTTAGTTGCATGTGTCTTATACATTTCTAATTTTCTCCATAGTTATCATAGTTTCTTTAACTTGTTCTGTTCTTTTATAAGAGATAGCTGCTATATTATTAGCTGTTTTATGAGTTGATGATGGTGCATGAGTTGACCAATCAGTCATGGTGTTATACAAAGCCCACTTATTTTTACCAAGGACTTTAGAATAATGAGTATCCCAAGCCTTAAACATATAAGTCAATGCACTATTATTATATATATGTGGCTGTGTAAGCAGCTCACCTACACCAGCATTAGGAAACTCTTTAAGGTAAGAGAATACAAACTTAGCTTGAGCAGCCTTAGCAAAAGAAAGGAATGCTTCCATATCTGTTTTAGTTTCTTTAGCCCATTGAAACCAAAGATCAACTTCCATTTCAAATACCTTTGTGGCTTCATGAATTACCCTAGCACCTTTATCAATATCTAGGTTCTTAGTATGTCTACTCTTATAAAGCATTGCTGCTTTAGAAACAAAGACTTGTCCATTCATACAAGCATTCTGGTTGGCACCAACGCTCATAATAAAAGGCCAGCTACCATCAAGGGAAGATACGGATAAGAAACTAAGAGTTGCTGTATCGCCATCTGGTGTCATGAATGCAACGGCTGGTAAAGAGTGGCGAACAAAACACTTGGCCCCATGATGTGAGACTCTAATAGTTTCTTCTAAGCCATTGATATCTAAACCGGAGCGTTCAATACAGAGCCTTTGGTTATCTATCATTTTGCGATAGCTTAGTTCTTCAGTATTAGAATACCTAGCACCGTGAATACCTAGCTCAACACCTGTGTCTGTTCTGTATATAACTTCTTTTCTAGATCTGAGCACTTCACCTTCATTAGTGATATAAGTAAGAGGTGCTTTATCAACAGTGAAATCAGCATCACCATAGTTTCCAAAAGTTTCTAAAGCATTAGAGTTTTTAAACATATTAGTAACATTATTCATGATTTTATTTACCTTTTTAAGTTTTAAGTTTACAAATTTACACAGTAGTCTTCAACGGTCAGAGACACAGTGACATCACCATCTTCATGGTTACTATATAAGTCTTGAAATTGTTTAAAGATCTTAAGACCTTCCTCAATATGTTTGCTAGGCTGATTATAATCCTTGTCAATAACAACCCTTGCCAACACGCAGTTGGTTTTTACAGATACTCCCTGAGTATCTGATATGACATAATAAGCCGACACCGCCTCTATCAAGGCACCGCTATTTTCTGGGTAAACTCTTTTAGTTTTCATAATATTCCCCATTGAAGAGCCACCGCTGCGGCAACACCATCGAAAGTTTGACTACGTAGCTTAGCTCTATCCTTAGATGGCGGTAGATAGTGTAGTCTTTGTTGTTTATTCTTAGGTAATGCTTGAAATAAAGCGTATACATTATCAGTTTCTTTTAACTCAGGTAGATTATGCAGCCAAAGACCTGTCTTTTTAGATTCAGGATGTCCAAACTGCCAAGGTTGTATGTATTGTGTAGGTTTTATAGGTAATACACCGACAGGATTCTCCATTGCTACCCTGTTACAATGTTTTTTAGCCAGTTCAAAGACCTCTAAGGTATCTTTTATAGCAGCTAATCTAAGATGATGCTTCTCTTTACCCTTTGCATAGGTTGAATTACCTGATACAGCCAACGCAGTACACATAGGGTGCATAATTATCAAGTCCCATTGGTGATCCTTATGGGCTATAGCATCTCTAGCGTCACACTGTAGATGATAAGGACTAGGAATATCGGTAGGCTCTAGATCATTTGAATAAGCCTCGATAGATAAAGCCCTGAACGCTTCTCTAATAACACCACTTCTTTCATAGGCTATTAAAACTTTCATTCAAACTCCTCCTCTTCTATAGTATTTAGAACATCTCGCAACCCTTCGACTGCCAGCCATAAATCTTTCATAGTGTCCTGCCTTACATGGATCTCATCTACATTTACCTTGGTGTCTAGCCAATCAACCATCTGTTCAAGATCATTTAATATAAAATCCATAGTGAAACTCCTTTGTCTTTACCGTTGTTTGTGCCGTTATAGTATGTAGAACATCACTTACATTATCAACTTTAAGTATTAACTCGTTCAAGGTTTCTTGCTGCATATCTAAATCAAAGTCTATTACATTATCAACGAGCCAATCTGCCATACGCTCTAAGTCATTTACTAATTTAATCACTGCCATTTTATCATTCATATTTTAATACCCCAAAAAAGTTAATACTTCTGAACCCATATAATTCTTTTTAAATCCACATTCATCATAAAATTCCTGTGGATCTACGTTGTGCAAGAGTATTTCTTCTATCGCATACCGTCTTGCAATTTCATAATCCCATGCTTCAAGTAAAGACATTATATTTCTCCTCTTTATTTAGTTTTTATAAGCGTTGATACGACGCCTTGATAACTCCATAAGACAATAATGGATTTCATCCATGTACTGCCCTGCCTTTGGGTTATCTGGCATAGCTTTTAAAGCCTGCCGACAATCAAACATGATATATTTGAGTGACTCATCTCCTAGAACCTTGAACTTTGCCTTAGTCTGGCTGTGCCACTTACCTGTACCATCACCATAATCATTCATAGTAATTCTCCCATACTGTCCCATTCTTCTTGAGTAATCCCAGAGATAACAAACTCTCGTTCATGTTCATTCAATCTAGGCATTGCATCTTGAATAAGTATTCCAGACCGCCAAGCATTTATTTCTTCAGCGGTAACGTCCAGATCTATAGACCTTTCAATCTTGCTCATCATTGATGTCCTAGTCACTATCATTATTTAACCTCCATGATTATGCCATCTTTCATTTGTACATTCGCAAAGAACTCCCGACCTCGCTTAGTTATATGAGGACGATTGGCCCCAGTTAAAAAGCCATCATTCTTATATTCAAAACCAAACATAGATGTTTCAATGTATCTAAGTCTCTTACCGATGTTCTCTCTCAACTCTTTTTTACTATTATAATCAAATATTAACATGATAAAACTCCATTAAATTATTAAAGAAACTTTATAAATACTAAAGACTTATAAGACTTAAAGGTCTTTAGCGACCAACGTGGCAAAGTGTGGCACACCAAAACCACGACAGCAACCCCTAATAAGTATAGCTCTTATTATAGTGCCGTCTGACCTGTCATATATACTATAGTTTATATTAGGCCCTCCTGGATTATATAGCAAAATTATCCATGTATATAAAACCTGGTATTGTATATATTGGATTGTATATATAATGCCGTCTGACCTGTCATATATACATTGAAAAAAATATCTATATATACCCGCAAGATCTATAAGGGCTTGAAGGGCTTGAAGGGCTTGTAAGGGCTTGAAGGGCTTGTAAGGGCTTGAAGGGCTTGTAAGGGCTTGAAGGGCTTGAAGGGCTTGTAAGGGCTTGAAGGGCTTGTAAGGGCTTGAAGGGCTTGTAAGGAAATCGATTCTAAGGCCTCTACAAGGCCTTTTGAGGGCTTTTTAGCTGGAAGTAATACCATGACACGGGTATAGGATTGGAAGGCTTACAAGGGCTTCAAATTTTAGACAAAAAAAAGCCCTCGAAATTATGAGGGCTTCAAATTTTAGACAAAAAAAAGCCCTCGAAATTTTGAGGGCTTTATAGTTTTAAAGTTTAAAAGTTAAGAAGCTTTAGAGACTTCCAAGCCTTGAGACTTTAAAAAGGCAATAATGTCTTTTATATCTAAATCGGAAGGCTTGGAAGGCTCTTTAACCTTCTTAACCTTTTTAACTTCCACTGTTATTAACTTCTCTATTTCCTTGGGAAGCTTGGGATTTTTCATATCCAAGATTTTTTGTACCCAAGCCTTTGTTGGATATTTACCTTCAAAGTATCCTAGGATTGTCGCCGGTACTTTGCGGGCTTTACCCCAAGATTCTGAAGAAGGCTTGTCTGTCATATTTGGCGTTATGCCACTAACAATACGTCCAAGATGTTGAAGTTGTTTATATGTTGCCGGTGTCTCCAAATCTATTTGAACATTGCGGCCGTTGATGATTACAGTTGTTAAAGTACCCATATTAAATATCCTTTAAATGTATCTAGCCTTGGCGGAATTGCCGCGACTTGGAAGGCACAATATTTTGTTTTGTTTCAAAGTGCAACATGTTTTTAATATTATTTTGCAAGGATTGACTATTTAATCTGTAAAGTATTGATAATTATAGAATTGTATAGGCTTTAAAATATTACTTTGAAGCCTTGTTAGTCTTGTTATCCTAGTTAACCAGAGCCTAACCTTTGAAACTTTGAAGGCTTGCAAGGCTTTATAGGCGTCTGTCCTATCTTATATATCTATATATACTTGGGAGGCTTTAAAGGGCAGGGAATAAAAGGGCTTGACAGGCGTTGGAATCTATGAAGCTTTGAAGGTGGGCAGGAGGCCAGGGCACCCCCCCTATATATATACTAGTGCTCATACATTTTAGAAGGCTTCAAAGTGTTAACTAGCTATCGGCGGGGCTTTAAAGACTTTATAGAAAAATACTAGAAGAATATAAGTAAACTATAAGGGTCTTTAAAGGGATTTATAAGTGATGTAACCTTGGCAACGACAAGGTCTAGTATAGTGTTGAATACACATTTTGTCAAGAAATAAATAAACTTCTTGACATTTAACGATTCTGACACTATACTGGTTAACCATGAATAAAGAATTAACTACTAAGCAACAGACATTCCTCAACAACTTGATTGAAACGGGAGGTGATCCTAAGAAGGCCGCAGAACTAGCTGGTTACGCACCTAATAGCCACTGGCAGGTAACTAAATCATTAAAGACAGAGATAATTGATTTAGCCTCTAACATCTTAGCCCAATCAGCACCTCAGGCTGCACTAAAGCTCGTTAAAGTAATGGAGTCAGAAGACCCAGTACCTCAAGCAAGTGTAAGGTTACAGGCTGCACAGACCATCCTAGATCGTGTAGGTTTAGGTAAATCAGATAGACTAGATGTTACCCATAACGTACAGGGTGGACTCTTTATTCTTCCTGCAAAAGAAACGGTTGTTTACGTTCAGGATGCGTAGGACAAGCTCTACAATACCTTTTGGATATAAAATATCCGATAAAGACGTTAAGATCTTAGAAGAGATACCTGAAGAACTAGAAGTACTCTCAGAAATTAAAGGCTTAGTAAGTTCTAAAGTATTAAGTTTGAGAGAAGGTTCTGCCTGGATTGAACATAAAACAGGTAGGAAATTAAGTCACGTAGGTTTAAAGAAAATGGTTGATAATGAAAGATTGGGAAGTTAATCCAGATGATTACCGTAAAGATGATGAAGGTAATTTTCTATTAAAACTAGATGGTACACCTAAAAAGAAAATAGGTAGACCAGTAGGTTCTAAATCTCAGTATAACTTCCATAGTAAAACCAAGGCTTCTAACGAAGCTAAGCAAACGATAAGAAGTAAAGAAAAACTTATACAAAAAACAAAGAATAAGCTTTTAAGTCATCAAGCAGTCTTATCAAACTCTAAAGAAGTCTTAGCTAAACTAAGTGACAGGAAGTCCTCTAAAGGCTCTGTCATCACGACTGATAAGCTAGAGAAGCTTCCTAAGGTTGTTAAGAAAGAAGCAGAAGAGAACATTATCTTTAAGGCTAATGAAGGACCTCAAGAGGACTTCTTAGCAGCTTCTGAGACAGACGTTCTATATGGTGGCGCTGCTGGCGGTGGTAAAAGCTATGCAATGTTGGTAGATCCACTTCGCTATGCACATAAAGCTGCCCATAGAGCCTTGATCATAAGAAGGTCTATGCCAGAGCTTAGAGAGCTAATAGATAAAAGTAGAGAGTTATATCCTAAAGCCTTCCCAGGATGTAAGTATCGTGAAGTAGAAAAGCTTTGGAACTTCCCTAGCGGTGCTAAAGTAGAGTTTGGATTCCTTGAAAGGGATGCAGACGTTTACCGTTATCAGGGACAAGCTTATAGTTGGATAGGCTTTGATGAGATTACTCACCTACCTACAGAGTTCTCTTGGAACTACCTAGCTTCACGGCTACGTACAACAGATCCAGAGATTATACCCTACATGCGCTGTACAGCTAACCCTGGCGGTGTGGGTGCTCATTGGGTTAAGAACAGATACATACTGCCTGTAGACCCTGATACAAGCTTTATAGGCAAAGACGGCTTAAGTCGTAAGTTTATACCAGCTCGTTTAGAAGATAATCCCTTCCTAGCCACAGACGGAAGGTATGAGAAAATGCTTAAAGCTTTGCCCCCTACGCAACGCAAGCAGCTATTAGAAGGTAATTGGGACGTTAACGAGGGGGCGGCTTTTACCGAATTCAATATAGAAGAGCATGTTATAGCACCTTTCCAGATCCCTATTCACTGGGAAAGAGTTAAAGGTGTTGACTATGGTTACGCTAGTGAGTCAGCTTGTGTATGGGCTGCTTTAGATCCTAGTGACGGTACTCTTATTGTTTATAGAGAACTCTACCAGAAAGGTCTTACAGGTGAAGATTTAGGACGTAAGATAACACACATGGAGTTAGAAGATCCTTTTTCTGTACAAGGCGTATTAGATACAGCGGCTTGGTCACAAACAGGAACAACAGGCCCTACAGTTGGTGAAACCTTGGTACGTCAAGGTCATAAGCTACGTAGAGCCGATAAGAATAGAATTCAAGGTAAGATTCAAATCCATGAATACTTGAGGTTGCAGCAAAGCGGAAGGCCACGATTACAAATATTTAATACATGCCCTAGCCTGATACGCGAACTTCAAAGTATTCCTCTGGATAAAACCAACCCAGAAGATGTTAATACACATGCTCCTGACCATGCCTACGACGCCTTGAGATATTTAATAATGTCTCGACCTCGCGTTAATGATGTGTTTGGTAGAATGCGTGATATTAAAAGAGAAAGATTCTACGAACCTTCTGACACTACTTTCGGATATTAAAGGTTTCTAATATGAAAAAAACTAAATATAATAAAGGCGGTTTAACTGGCAGGGGTAATAATCAAGAAGGTTTAGATTTACGTTATGACTCTCCTAATGTTTCAGTTAGTCAAAATACAAAGCAAGATTCAAAAAGTATCACTGTACGTAATAAAGATAAAAGTGCTTCTTATTCTGAAAGCCCTCAAGGTAAACGATATGGTCTTACGACTAATGGTGTAAGTGTTAATATCAATAAAGGTAATTGGGGAGATAAGAGTGCATCTGTAAGTAAAGGTAATTGGAGTGCTTCAGCAGGTAAAGATTCCCAAGGTAAGACAAATGCAAGCGTAACATTTTCTAAAAGGTTTTAGTAATGGAAGAAAACACACTAACAGCTAACGAACTCTACTTTCAAAAGGTAGAAGATGAACAAGGTCTTATACTGACCTTGGAAGAAAGCCTGCGTAACAATCTTGTAGGTCTTCTTAAGAATCGTTTTGAGTTAGCTGAGACTGCTCGTAAGGCCGACGAAGATCGTTGGATCACTGCGTATCATAACTATCGTGGCTTATACGGTCAGAATGTTAAGTTCAGGGAATCTGAGAAGTCCCGTGTATTTGTTAAAGTAACTAAGACTAAGGTACTGGCTGCTTTTGGTCAGCTAGTTGATGTTATTTTTGGTGGTAATAAGTTTCCGATAGGTATTAGTGAAACTAAAATGCCTGAAGGAAGTTCTGAGTACGCTCATCTAGATTCTCAAAATCCTCTACCAGGTCTTGAAACTTCTAAGCCTGAAAAATCAGAAGAAACAAAACCAGTAAAGAAAGAAAACCCATTTGATGTTGGATTTAAAGGTGACGGAAAAGATCTAACGCCGGGTTCAACTTATAACAACGGTACACAAGAAGCCGTATATCCCGTACAAGCAGCCGTAGATAAAGGTATTACCATAGACGGTGCTAAAACAGGCCCTGGAATCATTACAATTAAACCAGCACAAGCTGCTGCACGAAGAATGGAGAAGTTAATACATGATCAAATTGAGGAATCTAATGGCTCAAGTGAAATTAGAAACTCTCTCTTTGAAGCTTCGCTCTTTGGAACAGGAATTATCAAAGGCCCTTTCAACTTTTCAAAGACTCTTAATAGATGGGAAGAAGATACAGACGGAAGTCGTACTTATAATCCTCTTGTCGTTCGTGTTCCACGTATTGAATTCGTAAGCATCTGGGATTTCTTTCCAGACCCCAACGCTACTAATATTGCAGAATGCGAATATATCTTTCATCGTCATAAAATGAATAGGACTCAGTTGCGTTCTTTAGCTAAGCTACCTTATTTTGATAAGGATGCTATTAGAGAAGCTTTAGAAATTGGCCCTGACTATATTGAAAAAGACTACGAGACTGCTCTTAAAGATGATCAGCGCACAGAAGCTAATGGCTCAGAACAGTTTGAAGTACTAGAGTACTGGGGCGTGATGGATGCTGAATATGCTCGTCAAGTAGGTATGGATATTCCAGAAGAGATTGATAACTTAGATGAAGTACAGATTAATGCTTGGATCTGTAACGGCAAAATGTTAAGAGCAGTTATAAATCCTTTTACACCTTTTAGATTACCTTACCATTCTTTTCCTTATGAGCGTAATCCTTATAGCTTTTTTGGTATTGGTGTTGCAGAGAACATGGATGATTCTCAAAAGATTATGAATGGTCACGCACGTATGGCTATTGATAACTTAGCTTTATCTGGTTCACTTGTATTTGATGTAGATGAAACTGCCCTTGTAGGCGGTCAATCTATGGAAATATACCCCGGTAAGATCTTTAGGCGTCAAGCTGGAGTACCGGGACAGGCTATTAATGGTCTTAAGTTTCCTAATACATCACAAGAAAACATGATGATGTTTGATAAGTTTCGTCAGCTAGCAGATGAACAGACAGGTATTCCTAGCTATTCGCATGGTCAAACAGGTGTTCAGAGCATGACAAGAACTGCATCAGGTATGTCAATGCTTCTAGGTGCAGCATCACTTAACATTAAAACTGTTATTAAGAACCTCGATGATTTCCTTCTTAAGCCTATGGGTGAGTCTTATTTTCAATGGAACATGCAATTCTTAGAGACTCAGCTAGGCATTAAAGGTGATTTAGAAGTAAAAGCAACTGGTACTAATAGCCTTATGCAGAAAGAAGTACGAAGCCAAAGACTTACTATGTTCCTTCAAACTGCTCAGAATCCAGCTATTGCACCTTTCATTAAAATGAACAAGCTTATTAGTGAACTAGCTTATAGTCTTGATCTTGATCCTGATGAACTGATTAATGATCCTGAAGAAGCAGCACTTATGGCTCAAATTATAGGAATGCAAAACAATGCTGGAAAAGCAACTAGCCCGGAAACTGGCCCCACTGGTGAACAACAGGGAGCTATGGGAGGCCCTGAAGGAGCACCTCAACAACCTCAAGACCTTGGAGCTACAGGTACTGGCGGTGGGAACATCGGAACTGGAGCTGTACCGCAGCCAGGGGAAGGTGAATTCTCTGGTTAAGCTATTACAGCTTAAGGAGACAGTTCGAGAGTGCATTGAGCGTTCTGAATAAAATAAATAAAGGGGATAGATTATGGAAGAGAATAATGAAGAGATAGACGGTTTTCGTATGCTGGCAAAGAGTCATCAAGAAGAAAGAGCAAAGGCTAAAACTAACGAAGAAATAAAAAGAATTGATAAGCGTTTCCAAGAGAGTACTCAAAACGTAAGTGAAGAAGTAAAGAGAGCTGTCTATAAAGAAGGCATACGTACTCAGAAAGCTGAAGGCGGATCATTGATGGTTCCTCCAGAGATGGAGATGGAAGAAGAAGTTCCTGAAGATACATATCCTAATATCCCTGAAGATGAGATGGAAGAGGCTGTAGAGTCTCAGAAGCCTGACGATGAAATGCAAGAAGATTATATGGGTTCTGTAATTGCAGGATCTTTAGATGATACTGAACAAGAGTATCTTATGAAAGTTTTGGAAGGAGATGAACAGCTTAGTGCTATTTTTGACAAAGTTCTTTTGACCGCTTCCGAATTCTCTGGGGCTGGAGAAGTTGAAGGCCCCGGAACAGGTGTATCAGACTCTATACCCGCCAGACTATCTGACGGTGAGTTTGTTATGACAAAGAAGGCTACTGATCAAATCGGTGCTGATGAGCTTCAAACAATGATGGACGAAGCTGAGAAAGCATATGACGGTGGTTTAATGAAACGTAAGGCTAATGGTGGGCTTTTAAGTAAACCTGATAATTTTCAAGATGAAGAAATCAAGAAAACTATGATAGGTGCTAATCGAATGCCCAGCGTAAAGACTTACTAGAAAATATAATATATACGGCTACCTTGTAGTGCAAGCCCCAATTCTTCAGAAGACGTTTTGATTTGGCTACCTTGAAAACCAAGCCCCGTAAAAGGAGAGTAACATGTCTAACCCAGCAATCGAGGAAGAACAATCCAACCCCTACAATGCGAAGAAATCTTGGCATACGCCAGATGCTCCTCACAGAAGTAGCGCCGATAGTTTATACCTCGAAGATTCAGAAGGCGAACAGGCTACCCCTAAAAAGGCCCCTGAGAAACAGCCCAATGAAACACAAGGAAATTATAAAAAGCGATACGATGATTTAAAGAAACATTATGATAATAAACTTTCTGAGTTTAAACAAAGAGAACAGCAACTATTAGCGGAGTCACGGGTTCAATCTCAACAAGAATACCGCACCCCTAAGAACACTGAAGATCTTGCAAAGTTTAGAGAGAGTTATCCTGACTTGTACGACACCGTAGAAACTGTTGCTCACATGCGTAGTGAAGAACAGGTTCAAGGCTTACGCCAACAGTTATCTTCCATACAACAGCGAGAAGCTGAGATTATGCGAAGAGAAGCTGAGAATGCTTTGAAGAGCCGTCATCCTGATTTTGAAGATATTAGGGGTGATGACAACTTCCATGCGTGGGCTAAGGAACAACCAAGTCAAATTCAGGATTGGGTGTACAATAATCCTGATGATGCTTCTTTAGCTTCTAAAGCTATCGATATTTATAAGTTAGAAACTGGGAAAGGACAGCGGTCTAAATCTAATAGTTCAGCCGCTGATATGGTATCTACAAAAACAACAAGAGTAGATCCCGGCCAGCAAAAGATTTGGACTGAAACAGAAATCGCTAAGATGTCTCTGGATCAGTTTGATAAGCATGAAGATGCAATTCGTCAAGCTATGATAGAAGGCAGAGTAGTGAAATAACTTTATCTTTTATTGGAGTAATACAATATGGCTTTTAACCAAGCAGATCAATATTTTGAACAAGCAACAGACACAAACGGTAACTTTGGTAACTCAGTAGCAGGTCAGACTAATTCTTTCTTCCTGCCAAAAGTATATTCCAAGCAGGTACTTAACTTTTTCCGTAAAGCTTCTGTAGTTGAAGCAATCACCAACACTGACTATGCAGGCGAGATTGCTGCTTTCGGTGACAGTGTACGGATTATTAAAGAGCCTGAGATCTCTGTTTATCAGTATGAGCGTGGCGCTGATGTAACTAAGACTGCTTTGACAGACCAAGAAGTTACCTTGATTGTAGATATTGCTAACGCTTTCAAATTCATTGTTGATGATATTGAAACAAATATGTCTCACGTTAACTTCCGTGATGTTGCTACCTCATCTGCTGCTTACGCTCTGCGTGATGCTTTTGATGCTGGTGTGTTGGCATCTATGTTTGCTGGTGTATCTTCTTCAGCTCCAGACCATATTATTGGTGCTGATGCTGCTGCTGGTTCTGCTGGTGTTAACGAAACCACAGCATCTATCGACTTGATTGATGTTGCTGATCCTCTTGATGTAATGGCACGTATGGCTCGTCTTCTTGATGACCAGAACATTCCAGAAGAAGGTCGTTGGTTTGTAGCTTCACCTGCTTTCTATGAAGCTCTTTCACAGTCAAGCTCTAAACTGCTGTCTGTTGACTACAATGCTGGTCAAGGTTCAATCCGTAATGGTTTGGTATCTTCTGGTAAGCTTCGTGGTTTTAACATGTACAAGACCAACAACATCGCTACGCCTTCGACAGCAACAGGTAAGTGTCTTGCTGGTCACATGTCATCTACTGCAACCGCTCAAACGATTACAAGCACTGAAGTCATTCGTGACCCAAGCAGCTTTGGCGACATCGTTCGTGGCTTGCATGTCTATGGTGCTAAAGTACTGCGACCAGAAGCTCTGGTATCTGCTTTCTTTACCATTGACTAAATGAGTCAGGGGGTGTAAAAGCCCCCTTTCTTTTTAAAAGGAAATTATAATGCCTCAAATAGGTTCAGATAATAACCCAGTATACTTTAGAAAGACTTTTGCAGGTAAAGGTAGTACTTTCCGTAAGAATATGGACATGGCTAAGTACAAGGAAAACTTTGATAAGATTTTTAAAAAGTCTCCTGAGCCTGATAGTGAAATTGAAACAGCTCGTTCTAAAAGTAAAACCTTTTCAATGGAGCAAGATTAATATGATGATGATGATGTTTGAAATGGTAACAGAACAAGAACAAGAAAAGAAAGTGCCAGATGGTACTAAGACCTATTCTTCTATTAAAGAACTTGAGAATCGTTTTGATAACTCTCAAGAAAAACAATGTTCTAAGTATGCTAATGAGCAACGGATGAAAAGTTATGGCTACTAACTATCTTTCATTAACTAATGAGCTGATAAGGGAACTCAATGAAGTTCCTTTAACAGCTTCTTCTTTTGTAAATGCTAAAGGTATTCAGCAGCATATAAAAGATTCTGTTAATAAAGCTTATTTAGATATTGTTTTAGAAGAACCTAAATGGCCTTTTCTTTCTACAGCTCTTAGTGGAGCTACCAACCCTATGTATGGTAATGTAGTTGTAGATGCTGTTGTAGGTACACGTTGGTATCTTATTAAAGAAGATAGTTCTGATATTACTACTGACTATGGTGACATTGATTGGGAAAACTTCCTATTAACCACTGTAGGTGTTGATGGTGAAACATCGCCTTATGTAGCAGATAATCTACGTTTTACAACGATTGAAGAATGGAAAGATTATTTTAGATTACAACAAAACTTAGATGAAGCTGATACAGCTAACTACGGTGTACCTACTCGCGTTATTCGTAGTATGGATGGCCGTAGCTTTGGTCTAAGCCCTATTCCTGATAAAGCTTATAAGATATGGTTCTTTGCTTTTGAATCCCCCACAGAGCTTGTAGAGTATTCTGATAACATTGTATTTCCTGATGTTTTTAAAACAGTACTACTTGCTCGCGCTCGTTATTATATTCACCAGTTTAAAGAAAATCCTCAAGCAGCTTCTTTTGCTTTAGATGATTATAAACATGGTATAAAGCTTATGAAACTTAGGCTGATGTCACCTGCTCCTGATTACTTTAAAGACGATAGAGTGAGATTTATTTAATGTCACAACCCTTTGGCGTATCGTGTAAAGGTGGTTTAAATACCAACCTGAATCAGCTTGAGATGCTTTCGCAGCCGGGCCTTGCTATATCTTTAAGAAACTTTGAAGTAGATCCTGATGGCGGGTATAGAAGAATAAATGGTTTTACGCCTTATGGTACTACAAGACCTGCTGGAGATACACCAATCTTAGGTGTTTACCCTTATGCCTTAGGGGCGGTTGTTGTTGCAGGAACTAATATTTATTATAGCGATAATGGAAATACTTGGATTCAAGTAAATAAACAAACAAACCACACAGGTGTTACAGAAGCAGACTTAGCAACGGCTACTGTTTTACCTCGTCCTAATCAAGAACAAGCTCAATTTGCTTTAATGTTAGCTCCTACAGGACATAGTAATACACCTTACGGGTCTTTAACTATAGCGACAGGCCCAAATAAAATAGCTCATTTTCATATTAAAGGTACAGGCGCAACCAGACTTTTTGTTTTTGAAGAAATAAATATTCCTGCTGCTGGTAAATATGTTGCTTTAGTAAGCCGTCATTTATGTGTAGTAGATACTTTAAACGCTCCTTCTACTGTTTATTATAGCAGAACTAATGATGATAAAGATTTTACAGGTGTAGGTTCAGGCGCAATAGCCTTAGATGACAATATTGTAGGTATAAAGAGCTTTCGAGATTCTCTTTACATTTTTTGTAAAAACACTATCCACCGTTTAGATAATATTGATAGTGCTGCTGATGTGCAAATTGTACAGATCACAGCTAATGTGGGCTGTCTAAGCGGTGAAAGTATTCAAGAGATTGGTGGCGATCTAGTCTTTTTAGCACCTGATGGTATACGGACTATTGCTGGTACAACTAGAATTGCTGACGTTGAGTTAAGTTCTGTTAGTCGGCAAATACAAAGCATTATCGGTGACATCGCTTCTTCTATTGATTCTTATATTATTACAAGTACTGTCCTAAGAAAAAAATCACAGTATAGGTTATTTTATTCGCAAGCTACCGAAAGTACAGTTACCTCAAGAGGCATTATAGGTACTTTAACGCCTAATGGATTTGAGTGGTCTGAAACTTTAGGTATTCAAGCAAGAGGTTTGCAATCTGCTTACGATTCAGAAAGCATTGAATATACTTATCATGGTGATAGAAATGGTTATGTTTATGTTCACGATGAGGGTATTTCTTTTAACGGTGCAAATATTAGTGCTCTTTACCAGACACCTAATTATGATTTTGGAGACATCGGAACTAGAAAGACTTTAAAATACGCTAGAGTTTCTTTCAGTCCTGAAGGTGTAATACAACCTACTTTAAGAGTTCGATATGACTACGAAGATCCCCAAGTAACTCAGCCGCCTGATTATATTTTAGATACAGTACCAGCCCCGGCTACATTTGGTATTGCTATTTTTGACGCTGCTACTTTTGGAGCTACTAATGATCCTATGGTTAGGCAGCCGGTAGAAGGTAGCGGTAATACATGCAGTTTTAAAATTACAAGTGATGATCAATCATCCCCATACTCGATCAATGGTTTTTACATTGATTACGTACCCGCAGGTAGGAGATAAAAAAACATGGCACAATCATATACTAGGCAAAGCACCTTCGCTGATGGGGATACTATTACAGCCTCTCTTTTTAACAACGAATATAATCAGTTAATTAATACCTTTGCTTATTCTGCTGTTGATGTTGGTGCGACAGGCCATAGACACGATGGGTCTTCTGCTCAAGGCGGTAATATCCATACTATTGGTGATCTTGATTTCTTTAATAAAATTGTAGTTGATAGTACTAACAACCGTTGGGGTGTCTTTGTACAAGTTGGTGCAGGTGCTGTAGAGCAAATTAGAATTCAAGATGGTGGAATAGTTCCTGTAACAACTAATGATATTGATTTAGGTACTGCATCTTTACAGTTTAAAGATATTTTTATTGATGGTACTGCAAATATTGATAGCTTAGTACTTACAAGCGGCTCTACTGTAACAACAATCTTAGATGAAGATGATCTTGTTTCTAACAGTGCTACTGCTCTTGTAACTCAACAATCTGTAAAAGCTTATATAGATGCTCAAGTAACTGCTCAAGATTTAGATATTGTAGGTGATACCGGAACAGATTCTATTGATCTAGATTCTGAAACTATTACTTTTACAGGCGGCACAGGTATCACAAGTGTAGTTACTACAGGTGTTGTGACACACAATATTGATAGCACTGTAGCTACATTAACAGGTACACAGACCTTAACAAACAAAACAATTACTAGTCCTGATATTAATGGTGGCACTATAGACGAAGCTGACATTACTGTAGGAGTAGGTAAAACTTTTGATGTTTCAGCAGGCACCTTAACTTTAGCTGATAATCAAATAAGCGGTGATAAAGTTGAAGGCGGTACAATTGCTGCTACAACTATTACTGACTTAACTTTCGGAAGCCTTAATGACGGTGCAATAACTGTTACTGCTTGGGTTGATGAAGATAGCATGGTATCTAACTCAGCAACACTTGTACCTACTCAACAGAGTGTAAAAGCTTACGTAGACTCACAGGTTACTGCACAAGACCTAGATATTGTTGGTGATACAGGTACAGATTCTATTGATTTAGACTCAGAGACTATTACCTTTACTGGTGGTACAGGCATTACAAGTGTAGTAACTACTGGTACAGTTACGCACAACATTGATAGCACTGTAACAACTCTTACAGGTACTCAGACTCTAACAAACAAGGCACTGACTAGTCCTGACATTGATGGAGGTACAATTGACGGTGCAGTTATTGGTGGAGTTACTGCTGCGGCAGGT